CCTTGTGAAACTCCAATACCGCTATTAGCTATAAAAGCATCGGGTATGATAGAGGCATACTTTAAACTGGTCCATGAAGTGATACCATCACCAATCTTATATTTACCTGTATCCGTTTCATATCCTACTTCACCAGAGTTAAGAGTTGGATCAACAGAGGTCCATGTGCTAGCGGTCCCTCTTCGTAATTGAATTAAAGTTTGTACTGACATGGTTTTGAACTCCTTGAATAAAATTATTAATTACGGGGAACCACAATCTATTTCATATGTATCTATAAAATTAGCAAGATAATTATCTAATCCAATAATATCGCTAGCATAAACAACTGTACCTGCATATCCAGTTAAAATCTCAACAGACTGTAATGTTGTTGCTTCGATTTCTATATTATTTGTCGTATCGACTATAGAAGTTTCTATTTCTAATATGTTATTTGTTTCTATAATTTCTATAGTAAAATCACTCATGGAGTACACTCCAATAAAGTTGTACTTTGACTATATCTCTTAGCTATAACAATATTTCCATATAATAATCTAATAATTGATTTGCCACCACCCAAATAAAAATCATCATCGCTTTGTAGCTCTAAGTCATACTTAGCATTATTAAAAGAAAAAGAATTTGTGGTAGAAGCAGGTATTAAAAGAGTTAATTTACCCAATAAAGGCTCTATAGTAAATTTATATATGCTATAGTCCAGATTCTCTGTACTAAAGGTTTGTGTGGTACTAGTATTGGTTTTCCATACCAACCTAGCACACCAATTAGTAAGATCAATAACACTACCATTTGCGTCTTTATAAACTAGTACTAGTCTGAAAGAAGACCCTTGTTCGATAGTAAAGTCATATTTACTAGCTGCCATATTTTAAGCCTATCATTAGTGTAGAGTGGTCTAATGAGATTATACACCCTGTATAATACAAATATATACTTATATAAATAAGAAAGGCCAGTATTGCTACTGGCCTATCTCTTAATTCTTTTTTAAAAGAATGTTCTAATTATAGAGAACCAACGAGAACTCTACGATTATCTAGAACGGCAAAGCCAAGCTCAGCCCAGCCATAGAATCCAGCTCTCTTTTGACGATGAAGGGTATCGTCTTCGAAAATCTGAACTTCTTGACGGATTGGCATTATGAAACTATCTCTCTTACGAAGATCGAGGCCTACAACAACCTCTGTATCTCCGCTTGGAAGAGAAGCACTAAGGGTATTGCTATAGAATAGCTGATACTCTTGACCGACACCTAGCTCATCTAGATCGTGAAGGTTTACGCCGAAGATACGGTTGAGACTACCGTCAGCAGCGGTATAGATCTCACGACGAGTAACCTCGTCAACTTGATCGATACCCCAGTTGCGAATGTCTTCCATAGCTTCTGGAGAAACATAAAGATCTGTTAACATGCCACGGTTATTGCTGGCGCTATTACCGCCGCCGTTACGACGCATAACGGTCTTCATGAGACTAACAAGTCTCTTGGTGAACTGACTGGCATTAGCATCGCTATCGTAAACAACGATATTGCGATCAACACCAGCGGCAAGAATTGTATGCCAACCGTCGTCATTCATCTTCTTAACAAAGGAAGCCTCAAGAACTTCCATAGCACGACCAACAACGTCCCAGCGAGCATCACGAGCATACTTTAGTAAGTAGTCGATACTAGCGCCAACGTCATAGGTTGGTACCATGACATAATCACCCTCAACATGGCGCTCTGGAACATAGCCATGATTAGGAATAGTATAGGCAACAAAGTCTTTCTCTGTGCCAGGAGCAAGGAAGTCTAGTGGGAATTCTGGTGTGGCGCTTTGAGCTAATTGAATTGGCTCGAAAATACCATTAAGAATATCGCCATTTAGTACGCCTTGACGAAGAGGAAGCTCTAGTGCCTTTGCAAACTCTGCATTAGCAGCAAGTGCTGTCTCTCTGTGAGCAGAACCAGAACGCATCAGAAGCTCTGTTAATTCTGGTGTGGGTTGAAATCTTTCGGTTTTAGCTGACATGTGTTATCTCCCTATTAGTTTTAAGAATTATAGATTAACTGATACTTTTGCGTAACCGTCTGCGTCTACAGCGCTTAGGAACTGACCAATTTTAACGGCATTTGTACTACTTGTGCCGATAAGACCACTAGCTCCAACATAAGCATCGACGCCAGCTGCTGGACTGCCGGTTACCTTATTGGTTGTTACTTGGCCCTGACGAAGAAGTGTAACCTTGCCACCTACTTGCACTTCATCTTTGTGCCAGTTGATGTGCTGTCTGGTGAGATCAAGATTAACAACGTCGTTGAGAAGAACACCTACAGGCTTTGAGCCGGAGGCTGCTGCTGCGTATGCTACAACGGCATTAGCATCATCCATCGAGATGCCTGAACCACCAGTTGTAACACAAGCGACACCACCACGCTCAGCTGTGGTATTCATGAAAAAAGATACATCAGTTAATAGTTCGATACGATCTGGTTTTAGAGCCATGTTAATTCTCCGTAAATAATTAGTTTATTTGACCTTTTTACCTATTTTGCTGCGAACAAAATCAACTAGAGCCGCTCTAGTTGAGTCAATCTCTGTTTCAACTTCGCCACCAACACTGAGATTAACTTCGTTTTCGACTTCAGCAGTCTCTAAAACAGAAGCATCTACCGGTGTGTCTTGTTGAGCGTCTGGTGTTATCTCTGCCTTGACTTCTTCTTTGTCTTCTTTAACAGCAGTTTTCTTTTTCATAGCAGCAAAAACTGTTGTTATGGCTTCGAAAGCACTGTCTTCCATTGACTCAAATTTTTCGACTACACTAGCTGCGGTTTCTTCGTCAATGCCTTGTGATGTCAAAGACGCTTTTCTTTTCATCATTTTTTCTTTTTTGACCATTTCGGCCTCTTTAGTCTTATATGCGGCTAAAACTTCTTCAACCGCCTCAAGCTCAGCCTTCATCTTCTTTTTCTCTTCTTCCATAACTTCCATTTTCTTGGCAGCTTCTTCTTTAACCAGAGTTATCTCTGATTCAAGTTTCTCGTTGATAAGTTTTAGTTCTGCAACTTCAGAAGCTAAAGCTGTGGTATCGACCGTAGGCTCAGCTACTGCCTCAACTATTGTTTCAACTGTTGTTTCTTGAGCTTCTACTGGTTGTGTTTGTACTTCTTCGTTGGCTGAACTCATAGTTATTGTCTCCGAATTTATATTGGACTGTGAATTAGATACACCTGTTTGTACAATTTCTATACTTTTTTCTGTGTTTTTATTTTGATTAATTTCAGAAAAAATATTCTTAGTAAATATTATACTATCACTATTAGCTGGTCTGTCAACAAAACCTTTGCCTGTGAAAGTAATATTTCTTAAAACTCTACCAATTTTATAATCTTCATGTTGGCCCATTCCGCCATAAGCTCTAAGAAATTTAGTTAAATAAGCTGTTTCATCATTTCTTGCTAATACTTTATATTCATTGGTTTTAGCATTAAGAACACCATAATCGAATCCCTTAAAAAAACATTCCATACTAACGTATTTAGTCCCATTTTCTATTTCTGCTATTAATTTTAATGCTCTATCTCTAAGCTCCGAACTTGTAAATCCGGTATAAATAACAGATCCTGTAACAATATGATATTTATTTGGCAGATCTTCTATCTTTGTATCGTCTGGAATAATTATTCCATCATCTGTGATCGGCCAATTAGAAATAATATGACCAATAATAATATCTTCATTATGCTCTAAATTTGTGGGTTTATGTTCTGGAGTATGTTTTGCTTTCCATACTTCTGCTTTATCAAAAATATCATCATTTTTATTCCAAGAAGATGATACTAAAATAGATTGTACATAATATAAATCTGAATCATTATATGCAGCTAAAGCTTTATTGTCTTTAAAAACAATAGGACTGTGATTAACATATGGTTCTGCAAATGAAGCATACGAGACAGAAGCTTTTGCTGTAAGCTGTTCTGACAATCCGTCTAATATTTCTTGTTCAAAAATTTGCATAATATGGCCTCATAAATTAGTTTAGTAATTCATACACCATTGAATAGTATGATGCTCTTGCTTGTTTTGTTTCTTCTATAGTTAATTCTCTACCTAGATCTGACTGCAAAGCTTTTAACCAATTATTGTAATTAATAGTAATCGCATTATTTTGTTGATTAATATCACACACTGAATAAATATTATCTTGATCTATTTTAGAAAATGGTTTTAAATTTAGCAGAATATTAGTTTTAAGGACTTCTAGCTCTGACGCTTCCGAGTTGGATAGCGTTCTGAGGTTTTTCTTATTAAGAAATGACAAAAATATTGGATTAATTATATCACTAATTTTATCTTGTGCTGCTGTTGCCCACATCATTAGTTTGGCGCCTGTTCTGGGCTTAAATTCTCTTTGTTTTCGGGGCTGTGAGTCTTTTGATAGTCTGGGGCGACCTTCTCCAGATTCTTTTGGCAACGAATCCGAAGACGGATCGTTTGCCAACTTCGTTGGGGTAGGCATACTGGGCATCTTCAACTCGATAGCCGTTTTTTCTCCTGGTTTTTTCTTTTCTAATTGAAGTCCAACTTGACTTGGAGTTGTAATACCTAACTGCAAAGAAATCT